TGTGGTGCTGGTGGAGCAGCTATTGTTCCAGTACTATTGTATCCATTTGGTCCACTAATCGTGTATGTGAAAGGTGCTGTACCAGAAACCACACTAAACGTTATCGAACCAGTAGGGTTTGACCCCGTTGCTGATTGTGATGTAGCAAGAACGTTAAATTCTTTTTCAGTTACTGGTAAACATCTTGTAAAAAATCTTTGGTTTAATTTTTCTAAAGCACCTTTTCCTGGTAGAATACCAAAGTAGAAAAAATACGAGTGTTTAGGTTGTGTAAATTGTGACTCAGAACCGCTAGGGTAACCTCTAAAACTAGAATAGTTAACACCGTTATCAGTATTGTTTGAGAACGAATAAGTTGCGGCATCGTTAAGGTTAAAGCTGGTTGTAAAAGGCACTAACGTAAACGAATTTTGATTAGGGATTTTGTTTAATTCGTAATACACATCTCTAAACCAAATACCACCGTTTTCGTCAATATCTTTTATACCTATGTTATTATCAGCATAAATCGGTGCCCCATTAGGGTATGAAGCTGAGGGTGCGCCAAACTGTAATTGGTCTAAATCAACACCAAACTCAGATAAATGTCTAATATTTAAGCATTGACTGTAATCTGAATGTAAACCAATACAATCAACTTCAAAAAACAAGCCTTGTAAACTACCACCAGTACCAATCATACCAGTTGTTTCAACAGTTTGGTTATCGTCTGTCAATTCAACTACAATTGGTGGTATTTTATATGTTGTAGGTATCAATAATGATTGAACCTTTGGTATTCCTTGCCAATCACAATCAAAAACCGAACCCATGCAAATAATATCAGTTGCAAATAATTTTGCTGATGCATCATGAAGGGATGCGGCATAGAAAAACTCTTCATTTATTTTTTTACCATTTTGGAAAGTGTCAATCTTTTTTATCAAACCTTCCCTAACACCACCTCTAGATTTTAATTCATCTTGTGAGTCATCACCACCGTTATAACAACTATCAAACAAATAATTTGTTCTACAATTGTTATCTGGGTTATTATTTTTGTTTCCATCTACACCACCTTGGCTGAAGAAATCATCACAATCATATTCACAGAATCTCTCAGATTTTCTTCTCTTTCTTTTATATTTTAATAAATAACCATATAAGGTACCATTTACCCAATCATTGTAAAAATCAAATTGGAATATACCTAAGCTCTCAGCAAGTACAGCAGCGACACATTTATCTAAACCAGCTGCATCACCAAATTTATCTGGATGGTCAAAATCATCACCAGGGTAAAAAGTTGGGTAATACCCAGTGTTTGTTTTAACCGCTTCAAACCCTTTATCAGTTTCCTTACAACCAGGTGCATACAAGCCAGTCCCAGCATCAGCGTCAAAGGGACATTGTACCCAAATACAAGGTATATAACCTAAGATATCACTACAATTACAACAACCATTACCAATACACCAATTACATACATTTACACTGACAAATGGTATCTTATTAATGAATTTACCTATGCTAAAAATTATGTTACATATCACTTTTAGAATAGCATTCAAAACACCTATGATTATGTTTACTAATTTAATTAAAAACGCATTCATAATATAAATTAAAAATGCAATTATTTTTATGATTAAACAAATGATGAAAAATATAGGGCTAAAATCAGTATTAACTTTATTAAAAGGAAACGTTGTCTTATCACCAGCACAACCATCGACATCTTTTATAGCTGTAAACGCTCTTGTTTTTTTATTGTCAGATGTTTGATATCTAGGTATAAAGTTGGTAACGCTGTATATTTTGTTCCAATATAAACTTCTAAAACTAGTTTTCTTTGTTGTTTCATTGAATGTGTAATCTATTTCAGAAACAGAATTAGGATTATTAGGTACTAAATATTTGGCTCTTGTTCTAAGCCTACCTTCACCACCAGTATTGTCCATCCCTATTTTAAACCTTACACTTGCTCTAGTTGGTATTCCTTTTGTTTCATCATCAGATGGTATTAGGTTACCGAACTCATCAGTAACAACGTAATCTAGGTTCATAGGTATTTGATACGCCCATGTTCCATCTTCGTCTATTAATCGACCACCATCAACATCAAACTGTTCAACCCCACCATCAATAGTTTCTCTAAGCATCTCAATAGAACCTTCGCCAGCTATTTGTTCACATAACTGACCTAGTTTTTTTCTGGGTCTACATCTTTTGTTTATACTATTTTTTTCTTGGTCACCAAAAATACTACCCATGAACATAGCACATGGTCTGATATTGTAATTCATATCAATATCAGCTCTGGTAATGCCTATTTCGCAATTATCAGTACTACCCCAGAAAGGTTGTACGTTTACACCATAATTTGTTGATTTGATTTGAACTAATTTGTCTAAATTTGTACCACCTTTATATTTGGTAGGACTATCAAAAAATTTAAGTGGTGTTCCTTGGCTAATTAAATCGTATGGTCTTTGAGATACAATACCGATATCTGATATATCAGCATCCACGTGTACGGTATATGTGCCTAGTGGCACACCAAATATCATAAAATCACCAGCATTATTTGTTGTTGTTGTGAACTTGTAATATTTGCAATAAACACCTAATAATTCATCATTATCCAATATTTCTCTTTTGTTTGGAAATGTACCTATTGGTGTAAAACATTCGTTATTGGTTTCACTTGATTTAGGTAATAGATTGTATCTAATACCATCACTATCTTTATCAGAAACAATAGAATAAGGATATAACCCTTTTATTTGTGGGTCATTTTTATCAACATCATCAATTGGTATAAATACACTAACTCTGGCGTTTGGTAAACCAAAGCCACTGTTGATGATTACTCTACCTACAATTACACCATAATCAGAACAGAAGTTTCTATACGCCTCTTCTTGTGTTATTTTCATTGAAAGAACTTCAATGAAATCAAATTCTTGGTCTAATTTTACTTTAAGGTATTTGTCTGAACCATTTGGTTTTGTCCTTATTCTTACTGTTTCTGACATAAAATTTATTTGCTCTTAGGTGTTATATCTTCGACATCAACCATTATCAAATCATCCTCAGTTAAATTTTCATAATCGTCATCGTCATCTTCGTCCTCATCATCTTCGTCTTTCACTAATGATTTAAACTTTTTTGTTTTTGTTAATCTGGAAAATAACCCTCTTACATCTACTTCTTTCGTTAAAACCAATGTGTTAAACATAAACCAAACAATGGCTACGTTTATTAACGGTAATAATAAAAGGCCAACAAAAAAACCAATTAGTTTAGCTGTATAACCTAAAAAAGAAGATAAATTCTTATGTCTAGGATTCACCCCAGAATCATTATTGTTTGATTTAAAGTTTGGATTAGGTGTCCCACCAGTTTTACAATTGCATCCCATTTTTCTTTGTTTTTAATAACTTTTTATTTCTACAAGTATAACGATTATTTAGAAATAAATAAATGTTATTGTCTAACCCTAACTAGAATATCTTTTGTTGGGTATTTTATCTCATACATAGAAGTTGGTTCACCGAATAATGTGTTATCTTCGGAGATGTCTATTTGTCCAGTTGTTATATCAAAATATGGTTGTGATGTTTCATTTAAACTATAACCACCACCAACTTTATTATAAACCCTCAATCCAACTAAATTCAAGACACCGCCAATATTATTTATTGTTTCAATTAAATTTGAAATGTATATATCTTGACCCATTTCAAATTTGTTAACATCAAAATAATTTTTAACCTCATTTATAACTTGTGAAATTACTTGTGATTGCGGTGCTTTTTTATCAATATATAAATCAATTTCAAAAGATATGTTAATGATTCTTCCATCAGTTATTTGAACATAATCATTAAGCATTCTAAAGTCGGCCAAATAGTTGCTTATATTTTCTTTTAATGTTGTTGTCGTTTGGTTTGTTAACGAACCGTTTTGGTCCAAACTTAAAACATACATTTTTATTTTATTTTGTTCCTCAAAAATACCATTTCTAAATGGTGCTCCAAATTTTCCAGGTATTTGCGCAATTTTTGTTTGATAATCTTTGATTGTTACAGCTCTATTTTGAGATGAAAAATTGTATCTAACCATGTTTCTAACTTCTTCAACGCTTGGTGAATCTTTACCACCGATAGCTGGGAATAGATTATTAACCTTTAGAGATTTTTTTACATTTTGATTTACAGTGCTATCTGGACCATTTACACTCATGTTTATAATACCAAGTCCTTTAATCGTGTTGGGTCCTAAATTACTATCAGCACCACCACCTACTCTATATTTGATAAACATAGTTGTGTTGGCTGTTGGTATAACACCCAACGACATATTGTTTATAAAATTACCTATTTGGTTGACCAATGCTTTGTTGGTGTCGAAATCACATAAGCTGCTTATGTCTTGAGTACCAGCACCAAATGTTATTTTTGTAAAACCTAAATCTGTGTATTCCCTTATGAATTTTTTACTTACTGAAATCCATTTTCCTGGTTTTATACCAGAGTTATCACTAGTTCTTGTGTTATCCTCAATGAAAACTTTATCTTCGGCCAAAGCATCAACTTCAAACCATCTATTGTCTATATTTAAAAATTCATCTAAACTAGGTTCACCAATGTATGATGTTCCTGGTAATGTTATGATTGAATCGACAGATAATACGTTATCATCTGGTAATATAACCTCTAAAAATGGTCTTACGTCAGATGTTGTTATAACCCTTTTAAGAATTTTTGAAAAACCGTTTGTAACCATTTCTCTTTTGATTAGTGTATAATTTATCAATGTCCCATTTGCGTTAAAATTTGGTAATATTAACCTATTAGGTATACCGCCAATTGTAAACGGACTAGAAAAATCTACATCACTAACAAGTTCAAAAACTTTTCCAGCACCAGAAACTTGTGACCCAGCTTTAATAATTGGTGCATATGAAACGTCAAATGTGTCACCAAAAACTGGTAATGTAATACTTAAATCAACAATGGTTGCGCTGGCTCTTTTTCCTGGTATTTTTAAACCGAATGTTCTAGCCATAGATAACAATGATTTCCTTTCTTTTGCGTAATCAATTTGAGTTTCAGCAAACATTCTATCTGTGTTGTATGATAACATATCACCAACCGCAGCATTTAATTCTAAAAGCATCATACCAACCGATGCGTCATTGAAATCATTAAAGATATCTGGATAATATTGTCTTACGTAATTAACTAAGTCTGTTCTTATATCCGCAAAATTTCGTGATGAATAATTAACTTCTTGTGCCATATTTTTGTTTTATATTTTAATAACTACTACATCTGATGTTGTAAAAACGTCATCAGTTATTACATAGCTTATTGTTACAACAGCCGCATATTCACTTTCTGGTGATTGCTCTATTATAATTTCGTTTAATTGTAATTTAGGTAAAAATTTTTTTACAACAGTTGTTATCTCGTCTTTAACACCTTGAAGGGTCAAAGCATCGTTTGGTTCAAAGATAAATCTAAGCAAGTCAGTACCAAAATCTGGGTTGTAAAGTCTTTGCCCTCTTCTAGTTAAAATTAAGTGTAAAAGGTCAGCTTTTATCGCTTGATTGTCTTGTTCTGTTAAAT